GTTGGTGGCCATTATTTATCCACCTTTCCACCTTTGGCTTTATACGCTTCCAAATCTGCTTGGCTTTTAAACCGGTGCATTTTTCCGTCCACCATAACATCAACAGAGCCTTTAGGCGGCGCGTCAGGCGCGGTAAGCACGTTAAAAAAGTCTTGCATCTTGGGTTGCTTACCTTTAAAGCCGCGAAGCGTTTCGTTGGCTTCGTAGTATTCCGCCATTGCTTGTTTTTGGTTTGCAGCCGTTTGCATTTGCAAGAACAACTTGCGCAGACGTTTTGCGTTTTCTTGTGGTTTAAGGCGCGGATCAAAAGCGCGGTTAACCAAATTCTCACCTTCAACTTGCGTAAACTGTGCGCCCAACACCGCGCGCAAGTTACGTTGCACAACTTCTTGCACGGCTTGTTTAGCCCCCAACGCTTCTGGATTTACCAACGCGTTAAAGAAATCAGGCGCTAAACCAATAGACGGGCCGGACAATATTTCGCCATTTGCAAAACGATCCAAAACCATCTTAATTTGAGCCGAATTTGCAGCAGCATCCGCGCCGCCACCTTGTGTCCAATCAAGATAATCCTGCGCGTATTTTTCATCAACGGCTTTTGGCCCGGGAGGCATTTTAATGACGTTGTAATTTTTAGGCGCTTTACCCTCATTTGCGGCTTTAATCTGTGCCCGCAAATTAGCTATCTTTTTCAGATTAACTGGATTCGGATTCTTTTCAAGCTCGGCTATTAAGTCTTCCGCTATTGTTACGTTTAAGAAATCACCTGTAAGCCGCTTTCCTTTTCGTTGTTCTTCAAGATCTTTTTCAAACGCGGTTTGAATTTTACCGGCAGTCTCTCTTAACCCAGTAGCTTCAGTTGAATCTTTAGTTTCAGCAGCTAATTGAAGTAGCCGTTTAGCTGTGGGGTCAAGGTAATCAAACCCTTCAGTTTGACCCGCCACAGTAACGTTGGGCATTACTCGGGTTCCGTCAGCCGCAGTAGTAACTGCTGCCGGCGCTTCCGATGTTGTAGCTGTTGCCGAAACTGCTGCCGGTGCTGGCGCTGTTGTTTGCAATGCGTTTCGGTTTTTAAGGAAAGATTCTTTGTCAAGCGGCTGACGCCCAGCATAAATTTCGTTAAGTCGATAGATGCGATAGGCTTCATTATCGCGTTCTTCAACGGCTTTTAAAATGTCGGCGGTAGGCACGCCAGACAAACGCGCTTTATAACCAGGCGCGTTGTTTCTAAACTCATTTTTGTCGCGCGCAATAAGCTGTTCAACTGACCCAAACTGTTTTATCAAGGGGCCAAGTACTGGGTCTTCGGCTTGCGCTCTAATACGAGCTTCAACGTCAGCTTCTGACGAAATGCTAATTGTTGGGTAAATTTGGTCGAACTGTTTTCGCCGCGTATCAATCTGCTCAGTCGTAAAACCAAACTTTGCTTTTGCAAAATCTTGCTTTGCTTTATCAACGTCTAACGCTGCTTTTTCAACATCATATCCTGCAGTCAACGCTTCTTTTGCAGGCAACAAGCCGGTCAGAACGTTAGCTCTAAATTGACCCATGTCAGGCTGCCCCGAAGCATACAGCGGCGCTAACATATCGTCTGCTTCTTCACGGCTAATATCGCCATTTCGCACAGACCGTTCAACCAAACTAGCTGCTTGCTTAAAATCTTGTGCGTTAGCAATGTAGCGAAATGCGTTGCCGCGTCTAGCTTCCTTAAATTTTCTTTCAGCTTCTTCCTTCTCTTGTTCGCGTTTTTGTTTTGTTGAAAGTGCAAGCTCCTGTTGCGCCTGTGCACTTCGGCGCTTTTCTACGCCACTAGCAATTGGCTCAACATAACTAGGCGCTTCAACAGAAAGCCGATTAAAAAATTCATCTGATCCATAAGGTATGCCGCTGCCCATCAATCTAGCCAGCGCATTTTTTTCTTGCACTTGCTGCTGGTACTCTTGCGCTTTTAACGCATTCATCTGCGAAGCTTCTTGCAACCCGCGCAACTGCATGGCTTGCGCCATAGCGTTCATAGGCGATTCAAGTTGAAACGGCTTAATTTGCCCTAAGATGTTGTAGTCAATACCGGCCATAATTTAACCCCCTCCCATGCCCGGAATACCTTCAAAATTACTCACGTCATTTTGAAACATAAACGTATTTGTATAAGGCGTTTGAGCAGCGGGTGTTTTTGGTGGAATCACGCGATCCATCCAGTCTTGAGTCTGTTGCCGGTTTAAGTACCCACTCAGACCACCCGTTAATGCGTTGGCTACGTTTGCGTACCCAGACGCGCGCATATTACCGCGCATGTAAGCATTTTCAGCCATGTTCTGACCATACTGACCTGCTTGTTGCGCCATAGTTGCCGCATTAGATTGCCCCATGCCCGCTAAGCTTTGCAGCGGGTTTAAACGAGCCGCGCGTTCTGCTTGATAGCGGTTAAATGCGTTTGTGTATTCATCTGACGCCAGCCCTTGACCGTAGCGCGTTATGCCGCGCATGGCGTTGCCCGACAACAGCCCCCCGCGTGCGGCTGCGCTATTCTCTAGCGCGCGCAACCCTTCTTTGAGACGGAAACCGTAGCCGGGATCAGCTTGGAATTGTTCCATACCAAATGGGGTGTAGCGAGAGGCTTCAATCAACTCAGGCAGCGCATTGACACCTGCTTGGCGAAAAGGCTCTTGCAGTTCAATCTGACGATTAAACGCGCGCTCTTGCGCGGCAGTCGCGCGGTCGGCGGCTTTAGCTTGTTCTCTAGCGCCAGCGTAAGACGCGCCGCCACTAATTACGCTACCTGCTATAAATCCTGACATGTTGTTTCCTTGGGTAAGTAAAAGCCAAAATTTGTGCCTACAGCATCTCGATAATCAATAAAAAGTTCGTTACCGACGCCCACATCTTTTAAAGCAATTACGTATAAATCATCACCAAACTTGTACGGCATTACATTTGCATCGTGCGAATGGTTGATGTAGCGCCCAGCTGGGGTGCGTTTACCATCCAATCGACCAGGGCAAATAACTTCGCCTGCAAAAAAGTATCGTGTAGCAAACATGCCAATACCATGCACTGGCGACGCTTTTAACTCTACATCGTGCCCTTCCGGCATATCAATCAGATCACTTTCAATGGTCACTATGGCGTCCATTGTGGGTTGATCCACCCCTAACTGCGCTAAAAACAACTGATAGTCTGCGCGCGCCGATTCAATTGCTAATTGGCGTCGAGTATCGCCTAACCCACATTCCGGCACAACGTACAGTCTGTCTTCTAATGTCGGTATATCTTGGCAATCGTCGGGGTTGGGGTAAATGTCCACCCAGACAACTTCATCTTCAAACACTCGCCCTGCGCGCTGCTCACCTGCTTTTGCATCAAACTCACACGGCGCGGTTAGCACAACAACTTCCGTGTCACGGTTTACCGCAATTGTGCCCTTTTCTAACCGCACGCGGTAGTCCGTTTTGTGCGCTGCGCCCGTCAATACTGTCCACGGCGGTATCGTAATCTTTCGCTCGTACACGCCTGGTAAAAACGTGTGTGTCGTCACAATATCAGCCTGCGGCAGTTGCAGCAATTCATCCTGCAGCGCCACGACTTTCTGCCGCATCAATTCCGGCGTAACGACCGCCGTGCTGTCGGGGTTAAATATCTCAACCGCGTTCACACCACCACCCATCGTGAACCGCTGGCGACTGTCACCGTAGTGCCGCTGGCCACTGTTATCGGGCCTGCCGACATACCGGAGGTGCCTGCAGCAATTGTGTAGCTGGTGTCAATAGTTAAACTATTGACAAATATACCATTGCCCGCTACGAAATGCTCCGATGTTAATTCACCTGTGCTAGGTTTGTACAGATATTTGGCGTTGCTGGTATAGATGGTCGACAGCGAACCGGACGTGGCAGCTGCAAACGTCGGGTAGACGTTCGTGGCTGTAGTCGTGTCGTTCGTAATCGTTGCGCCCGAACCGGTCGGCAGCGCCCAAGAGGCTGTCGTGCCGTTCGATGTCAGCACGTAGGTATTAGCACCAATCGGCAGGCGGGTCGAGCTGTTGACGCCGTTACCAAGGATCAGATCGCCCGTGCTGGTGACAGGCGACAAGGCGTTAAAGGCTGCACTGGCAGTCGTCTGGCCTGTGCCGCCGTTGGCGATCGGCAGCGTGCCAGTTACCTGCGTGGTCAAGCTGACGTTTGACAGCGTGCCGCCCAAAGTCAAGCTGCCGCTAGATGTGACCGTGCCAGACAGGCTAATGCCGTTGACCGTACCGGTGCCAGACACGCTAGTGACCGTACCCACGTACTGGTCATTCGACGTGATGGTGAAGTTGGGGTACGTGCCCGAAATGCTAGTTGTGCCCGCACCGGTTAGCGACACCGTTTGGTCAGGCAGGGTATTGGTAATCGTAAAGCTGGGGTACGTGCCCGACGTGCTGATGCCTGTGCCGCCGGTCAACACCACCGTCTGGTCTGGCGCCGAATTGTTAATCGTAATAGCTGTTGAGCCGTTATAGGTCGTGCCGGCGCTGTACGAGATACCCGTGCCTGCGGTCAAGGCATTGGCTACGCTGCCTGCTTGGCCTGTCGTGTTTTGATTAAGCGTCGGTACGTCCGCAACCTGAATAGCGCCCAGAGCCGCATTAGTGCCATCTGAGCGCAGGTAATAGCCTGACGTCTGCGTGCCTGTTAAAGCCGTAATGGCCGCCGCTGCCGTAGTTTGGCCGGTGCCACCGTTAGCAATCGCTACTGTGCCTGTGACATTGGCCGCATTGCCGGTGATGTCGATAGCCCACGTACCAGACGCGCCAGAACCTGTTGTGCTGGGCACGCTCAAGTTAGTGCGGGCATTCGCTGCTGTAGTGGCGCCTGTGCCGCCATTATCGACGTCTAAGGTGCCAGCTAGGGTGATGGTGCCGGAGGTTGTTACAGGCCCGCCAGAGGTTGTTAAACCCGTTGTGCCGCCCGATACATTGACCGATGTGACCGTGCCTGACCCGCCGCCGCCTTGGTTGGCCTTATTGAGCAGGTTTAAAAAAAACCGGTACCAGTCACGCGAGACCATACCCGTCCGGTCGTCGGAGATCGGCGACTGGTTCTTAGGTATCTGCGGTTCGTTATCTGGGTTAGGCATTGGTGCCGGTCAACGCGAGTTCGGCACCCATAATGGCGATCTTGACGGGGTCAGTGCCTGATACCTCGTACACGCGGTCACGCAGCTTGTCAGTCATGCCTAAACGACGCCAGAACGCTCTAAACCCGTAATTGCCCATCTTGCCCATGCCCGCCCACTTCTCGTTCGACCATGTGTGACCGCCGTCATCTGAGAAGCGCAGCATGACCTGTGGGTCGTTGCCTTGGCCGGTCACAATGCCCACGCCCGTTTCGCACTCAAGCTGCAAGGCGTGTTGGGCGGTACGCTTTAAGTTGTTTTGGCCGGTAGGCAGCGCCCGCCATGACCGCAGCCACTTTTGTGGCAACGTGTCGTCAGCAAACACGTTGAGGTCATAAGCGTAAATCTTGCCGTTCTGGAAGTCGCCAACAACCACTTCGTTGTTGAAGAACATCTGGCAGTTTGCACGGTGACGGATGAACTGGCCATTGGCAAACCCAGCGCGCTCATGCCAGGCACCTGTGGCCACATCGAACACCCAAGTCTTCTGAGCAGTCGGAAAGGTCAGCACGTAGAAAGCGTGGCCGTCTTGCTGGTAGGTGAAAGCGATTGCGTCTGAGATAGTGCCGTAGCTCTGGATGGCAAACTCGACTGCGTGGGTTGAAATACGCTGGCCAGTGTAGCCGTTGGCACGGAACACCACGCCTTGGCCACGGGCATCCGACCCTAGCCAGAACAGCGAGTTGTCCATCTTAGCCACTGAGAAGGTCGCTGCGCAGCCGATCTCGTTGACCGCACCTTGGATGCGAGCCAGAGGGAACGGCGTGTCGCCTGCGTCGTACCAAACTTCAACCGATTGGGTGCCAAACAGCCATACCTCGCGGTGGTCGACAAACAACGAAATGAGGTTGTCCGGCATACCTTCAGCACTGGCAAACGACAGTGGGTCGAGCTGGGTGCCATCAAGCAGTTCAGACGTCCAGAACTTTTGGGAGTTTGGCTCTTGGAAAACGAAATAGCCGTCCAAATAGCCCACAGTCACGGCGCCTGGGAAGTCTACATCCGTAATTTCGGCGTACTCTTCAGTCGACGCGTCGTAGATGTAGCCGTCTGGGTTGGCCGCAATGAAAAGCTGTGTGCCATTGTCGACCATCGACACGGGGCCAGTGCCGCTGACGTTACCCAGCGGTATCGACGTCCAATCGCTCGATATGCGGTAGAGCTTGCTGCCTGAGACGGCGTAGCCGTAGCTGCCGTACTGCCACAAGCCACGGATAGGGCCGGTGCCAACGGTCGCCAACTTACGCAAGCCTGGCGCCCGGTTCAAAAACGCAGGCTCCATACCTTCTGGCGCCGGTGTGGCTTCAGGGTACAGGTTCACCATGCGGCTATCCGCAGCGTTAACGCTGCGAGCCACATACGATTGGCCAAGGATAGGTGTTTTCATGTTGCCCCTAACTTACGGAAGCCTTTGCCCGTAGACCACAGCCAATCACCTAGCCGAGCAGCTAACTGAGGAGGGAAAAACTTATCGTGCGCAGGCGAGTACATGCGCTTAGTGCGCACGTTAACTTCAACCCAACGAGAACGAAAAGTAAATTCCATCAATAATTGCCAGCGTAAATGTTAAACCGCTGACGTGTAGCGACCAGCGAGTACGGCATGGACATCACGTCGTCAGGATTGTTGATGCGCTTGAGGTTACGCTTAGACGTCATGGCAATACGCTGCACTTGCGGCATAGGCTCAACACCAAACTCATTGGCAATTTCCATCGCCAAGTTGTACTTAAACGCACGCAAATAACCCGGCGGAAACGACAGCACGGTGTTCAAGGTTGCAGGCTTAGTCAGCTCCTGCACCGACACAAAGTGCCACTCCAGAACCCTTGTGGGTTGGGGGTAGATTGTCATGGTAATGTCTGGGAACGTATTGTTCACAAACATGACCTGCGGGTAGGTGCTGGTAACCGTCTTGACCGCAATGCCGTTGTACTGCTGCTGGTTAATCAGCTTGATGCCGTAGGACACGTTGGTGCTAGCGTCACGGAAGTACGTTGCGTCGTCAATCAGAACGGGGCGGTTGCCCACAAAGTTGCCGCTAGGCCCAAGCGTACGGGTGATCTCGCCAGGTGGCCAGTTAAACACTTGGTCTTCCGTGCAAAACACGGCTAGGCGCTCAGTATTCCACGAATCAATCATCTGATTCATGGCGGATAGCGCGTCTTGTGCTGCCTGCGGGGATGGCTCTTCACCTTCAGCCAGCTGGCCTATGAGCCGAAGCGACGCTTTAATCTGGTCGAAGGCGGTTGCCATTTACACTCCTTTAAGCTGCCGCCTCTACAGTGGTGCGGCTACGACGACGTTTAACTTCCAGTTCATTGGCTGGTGCCGCCGCTTCAGGAGCTGAAGGCGTGTCGGGATTATACCGAAGCCAGCCATTTTGTTCATCAAATTCGGCTTCCATTTCCATCGTAGCGACTTTGGTGCCGTGAACTGGGTGCTGTAAATAAATAGGCATGAGAGAACGGGGCCGAAGCCCCGCCTTTTAATTAGCGGCGATTAAACCGACAGTTTCAAGACGCGATTCAACTTGAGCAAGGCGGGCTTGCAAGTTGGCGATTACAGCCAAAACAGTATTACCTTCGTCTTTGGTTGCAAAGCCAAAAGGGGTAGTCTGAGTCAAGTCTTGAATTGCAAAATCAAGCGTGCCTGGTGCAGTGCTGGTAATTGAGGTCAACTGAGTAGTCAAGGCAGCGCCTTGAACTACGGGGGTTGTACCGTAAAAACCAGCGGTGCCGCCAGATTTGCCCATAATTGCGCCGTCAAGTTGCGCGTCTTCAAACGCAACGCCTACAGCTTTTGTATTTGGCATGATTTATCCTTTAAAAATGGGGGCCGAAGCCCCCATAGCATTAAGAAATGCGGTAGCAAGTCCAAGTACCGTCGCCGGTCTTGCGGGCACGGAAGTGACCTGAAGTGTTTTCAGTCACTGCCATAGTGCCAACCAGAGTCCAGCCAGTAGCTGTTGCAACCGTTACGTCGTCAGTACCAGCATCGATATTGATAACGAAGAAGTCAAACGCTGCGTTAACTTTAGATGCGCTAGACACGTCTGCTTCCAGATCAGCAACGGTTGGCAGAGTCAGATTGCCAGCAGTGCCGTTGAAAGTGAACAGACCATTTGCAAGTTGAGCAGCAGTTGCGGTTGCAGCTGCGGTCAGTGCAGTTGGCGCGCCCTGAACAAACAGTTGAGCTTCACCAGTATTGCCATCGCCGAGCTGGTAGCCACCAGCACCATTAGGAAGAGCCATGATAAATATCCTTTAAAAAATGTTGTTAATGGGGGCCGAAGCCCCCACCAAGACTTAACCCCACATGCGGCAAGCCATTTGCGGACGGATCGTGCTAAAGCCGTACAGCACGTCAATACGGCAAGGCAGACGGTCGTTGTTGATGTCGTACTGACGAACAACACGCAGCGAGATGCCGTTGTGTACTTGACGCGAAGCCATGTCGACGCCTTGTGGCAGCAACAGGTCGGCGGTAGCGAAAGTGATCGCATCCTTATGGTAAATAAGGTTCTGAGCGTACTGGCTGCTAGCTGCACCCAAGAAGGTGACGGCTTTGCCGGTAGCAGGCAGAGCGGTCATGGTGGCCAGAGCGTGGCTTGCCGAGTACATCGGTGCCACAGTCACAGTCCAAGTACCAGCAACGGCAGTGGCGTCAGCCAAAGCCACGAACTGGAACAGCGAACCGGTGGACTCACGGGTCTGTGGGTTAACCGCAAAGCTGTCAGCGATAGTGAACACGTCGCCAGCTTTGATGGTGGTTGTCACAGAACCCTGCTCCAGCAGGATCGTGGACGCGCCTTCAGCAGTCACGCCTGGAGTCTTGACCAGAGTAGAAGCAGAAGCGTCGCGCGAGCCAGTGGTGTGCTGCTTGATCGACTGAGACATGTTGACTTCTTCAAAGCCCAGAACACCAGTGCCCATCATGCCGTTCTTGAACTGGCTGGAGATG